CATACCCGAAGGGTCATGTGTTCGAATCACATCTTCGCTACCATAAATTACAAAAACAGCTAAAAACTAGGTGTTTCAAGAGATTTGAGACACCTAGTTTTTTGAATTAACCACTAATTAACCACTTAGTTTAGAATAGAATTTAATTTGTTGACAGATTTTGACTTTATTTTTGTTTCGGAGTGCATATATATTTGTGTAATTGAAATTGCAGTGTGCCCCATTAATTCAGCAACAGTTTCTATATCTACTCCTTTTTGTAATAACATAGATCCATAAGTATGTCTAATAGAATGAAATTTTTTATGAGAAATATTACATTCCTTTAGTGTTTTAGTCCATTTAGTAGAAACATTTTTTCCTTTTAGTAACTGCCCTTCGCCATCTAAAAATAAATATCCTTTTTTATTATCCACTTCATTTAGTTTATCAATTAAAGAAGAAGGAAGCGGAATAGTTCTAAATGAGTTTTGTGTTTTAGGAGTTTGAATAACAGTTTCTATATGTTTATGTTCCGAATCATCATATATATATACTTCTTTTGCAGATTGTTCAATTTTAATTTCTTTTTTCTTTAAGTCAATATGTTTCCAATCTAAAGCTAATAATTCTCCTTGTCTTAATCCAGTCCCTAAATCTAATAAAAATAACAATTCAAAATCCGTATTTTTGATATGTTTTTTTATAGTTTCAATTTCCTTTTTATTTAATATTTCTACTTCTTTCCTTTTATTATTAATAATATCTGACTTATTTCCTTTCAAATTCAAATTTAAGCAAGGATTTTTAATAATATAGCCGTTTACACTACACCAGTTAAAAAACACCTTTAAAATTGTATTTAATGTATTTATTTGTGAATATGTTTTAGTCTTTGACAATTCATTATAATATTTTTGAATTTGTACAGGATTTATTTTAGATATTTTTGTTCCTGCAATTGAAGATTTTTTTACATAGTTTCTATAAACACCTTCGTATCTTTGAAAAGTAGAAGGTTTTAGTTTAGTAGAATTATTTAGAAAATCGAATAACCAAATATGCATTAGTTGAGAGATAGTATAATTTTCCGCACTTACAATTAATCCATTTTTTAAATCATTTAGATATTGTTCTGCTTTTTCTTCTGCTTCTGATTTATTTTTTCCATAAAAAGATTTTAACACAGGAGAGCCATCATCTTTATAGCCTATTGTTTTTCTAACCCTATAATATGTTTTTCCGTTTATAACTACATTTGTTTTACTTGCCATTTTTACCTCCTAAAAAATAAAAGTATCTACACTGATACTTTGTCATCTGTAAATCCATGTGAATTATTATAGTAATAATTTAAACATCTAGCCATATAAGGTGTTTCTACATTAAAATGTTCTGCGAGTTGTGTGGCTGTTGTTAATCCATTTTTCATCAATTCTATAATTTTTTTGTATGGCAAAAATTCTTGCCAAGCCTTTTTGTCTGCTTTATGTTCCATTTTGTCTATTAATTCATATTGACTGTTCATATGATAGTACGCACCTGCCATATAGTGTCCTAATTCTTGAATCAAGACAGTGTTTTCACTAACTTGACTTTTTACTTGTTTATCATCTACGACAATTGCAGTTAAATTATTACAATGTGCTATTGCACCTCTAGTAAAAAGTAATTTAGCATTTACATAGTTAATGTTTTTTTCTTTCATTTTATCATATAAAGCAGATGTTTCCATTTTTATTCCTTTTTATCTTTATCTTCTAATTCTTGCTTTGCTAACAATCCATCCATAATATTTTTTAACGTTTCTTGATTTTCTTTGTTTAAACCTTTAATACCACTAGCAAATGCAATATCCATATCATCTAGCTGTATTTTTTGAGGATTACGTATGTCGGATTTTCCCATTAAATAATCGATAGAGACATTGTAAAAGTCAGCTAAAATCTTCCAAGTTTCGGAATTAGGGTCTCTTTCTCCTCTTTCATAAAGTCCAACAGCCCTATCACTTTTGTTTATAATTTTAGCAACATCAGATTGTAAATATCCATTTTCGATTCTTAACTCTCTTAATCTATTCAAAAAAATCATCCTTTCAAATTAGATATACATATTATATAACAAATTGTACGATATGTAAATAGAAATAGAACAATTTGTGTAATTTTCTTTCTTAGAGTAACAACGGTTATAAGGATTAATGAAAAATTTTTTAAAAAAAGTATTGACAAAGAACAAAATGTTGTATATACTACAAACAATAAAACAACAAAATGAAACAAAAATAAAAAGGAGGTGAAATAAAATGTCAATACCAAAATACGTATCAGCTGAAGAATATAGTAGACAGTCTGGAATGGGAGTAGAAGAAGTAAAAAGACAATGCAGAATAGGGGAAATACCTTGTAAGATGACAGTAAAAGGTTATTACAAAATTCCAATTTATGAGGACTCTGTTCCAGTAGAACAATTTAACAAAGTTAAAGAAGAAAATACAAGATTAAAAACAATAATTGAAACAATATTAAATACAGCGAAACAAGTTTAGAAAGAAGGTGAACAAATGAAAAGAAAACTAGATAAAAATAAAGTAGGATATGCAATAGCATTTATAGTAACAACTACTTTATTAATACAAAAAATAGTACAAGCAGGAACAATATTTTGCTTAAGTACGATTTATTAGGAGGGAAAGATGAACAACTTTGAAGAAAAACAAGAAAATGAAAAGAAAGAACTAATACATAAAGAATTGCCAAGTTTATTACATAGAATTTTAAGCATTAGACTAATGCCAGAAATGTATCATGAAGAATTATTAAAAAGAGACATTGAAGAAATTAAAAAAATAACTAATGCTGAGTGCGAGTCAGCATTAGGGCATGTTGATAGGTTAATTTAATCCCATTTGCTTAGAGATTATATTAGAAAGAACTTGAGATGCTATGTTGCCAGCAAAACTAAGTGAGGTAGAAGTTACTTTAGATAATATATTTTGAGTTTCTTTCCAAACTGTATTGTCTCTTATGTTGTCCAAGAACTGGTGTCCACTATAAGTTATACTTCTAGCAACAATAAGTGGTGGTTGATAACCATCAGCTTTGGTACAAATTAAATAATTAGCTTCAATTAATTTTTCGGCACAGTAAATTAATTCTTCTTGAGAATAACTTTTTAGAGTTAGGCTATTTATACTTATGCTTTTATTGTAAGATAGATTGTCCTCAAGATATAGTAATAAATCTCTAACACATTCATGATTTAATTTCATAATAATTACCTCACTTTCTAGTGAGAGTATACATTATTTTACCAAATTTTACAAGGAAAGGAGTGAAGAGAGATGTTAACTAAAAAAGATAGAAAGATATTAAATCAAAAATCAATGATACATAACAGAGATATCTTAATAAAAGATATGGAAGGACAAGCAAAGGTATTGTATGAAGAAAATAAAGATTTAAGATTCGAAAATGAAGAACAAAGGGACTTGATAAGCAGAATTGAAAGACTAGTAAAATCAAATAAATACAACAATGAAAAAGCAGTTTTAAGCAAAATAAAAGAACTAGTTAGCGACTACCAATCAATAAACTAGTTCAAATATAAATACATAAATAAATTCATATTTACTTATATTTTAGCACGAAAAAGTAAATATGTCAAAGGAGAATTATGGAAGATTACATAGAAAACGATGAAGAAGGAAATATATTCGAATTAATAGCAGAAGAATGCTATTACGATGATTTAAGGGAGGAAAGATAATGCAAGAATTAATTAAAAAGCCACAATTTGAAGGCGAGATAAAAGCACAAATTAAAAGTGTTGGAGAAATAGAATCTAATATGAAAGAAGTAAAAGGATATGTTGAAAATCTTAATAATTACTATAAAAATATATCTTTTACAGAAGAAACAATGAAAGAGGCTAAAGATGAAAAATCTAAAGTAAATAAATTTAAAAAACAAGTTTCTGATTATAGGAAAAATATTATTGCAGAATACAACAAACCAATAAAGGCATTTGAAGATACAGCAAAAGAAACAGAAAAACTTTTAACAGAAACATACAACACTATAAATCAACAAGTTGCTAATTATGAAAACAAACAAAAAGAAATAAAAGAACAAGAAATAAAAGATTACTTTGAAGAATATAGAAAAGCCAATAACATTGATTTTATTACATATGAACAAACAAAAATAAATGTAACATTGTCAGCGAGTATGAAAAGTTTGAAAGAACAAGCTAAAAGTTTTATAGACAAAATAACAGATGATTTAAAACTAATTGAAACACAAGAGCATAAAGCAGAGATATTAGTTGAATACAAACAAACATTAAATGTAAGTAATGCAATAACAACAGTATCAAATAGATTTAAAGCTATTGAAGAAGAAAAGAAAAAACAAGAAGAGCTAAAAAAACAAGAATTAGAAAATTTATCAAAACCAACAGAGATAAAAAAAGAAGAAAAACAAAATGATGAATTTGTTGTCGTTCCAGTAAAAAAAGAAATAACAATAAAGTTCAATATATATGATAAACAATTAGAACAATTAATAAAATTCTTAAAGTTATCAGAAATCGAATATGAAAGCGAGGATTTATAAATGAACATTTTTGAAAGTATAACAAAGATAATGGAAGAAGTTCCTGCTATAGGCAAAGAGAAAGTAAATAAACAACAGGGGTTTAAGTTTAGAGGAATAGATGATGTTATGAATGCGTTACAACCATTATTGGCAAAAAATAAAGTCTTTATTGTTCCAGAGATATTAGAACAAAAAAGAGAAGAAAGAACCACATCAAAAGGAGGGAATCTAATTTATTCAATATGTAAAATTAAATATAAATTTTATGCTGAAGATGGAACAAATATAGAAGCAATAACAATAGGAGAAGGAATGGATAGCGGAGATAAGGCAACAAACAAAGCAATGGCTATTGCAATGAAATATGCTTTGTTTCAAGTGTTCTGTATTCCAACAGAAGAAATGAAAGACCCTGATGGAGAAACTCCTGAAGGAAGTGTGAAAAAAGGAGAAAATATATCAGAAGAAAATATAGATGAATTAGTAACAGAGCAACAAGCAAAAACAGTATATGCAATTATGAGACAAAAGGGATTAGATGTAGAAAAGCAATTATCAATAAATTACAACATAACAAATACAAAAGATCTAACTAAAAGGCAATATGCAAGTATTTTAAATGCAATAAAAGTTATGCCAAACGTAAAGTAGGTGGTTAAATGCAAACTACAGGAACATTAGAAGAAATAAACATAGACTATAAGACAGGAAAACCAAAAATAAGCTTTTTAATAAATGAGAGGGACAAGTTATCAGATATCGAACAATTAAAAGGCTTAAAACTAAAAATAGAAGCAAAGAGATACATAAAGAAAAGAACGACTAATGCAAATAATTATTTCTGGAAACTTTTACAAGAATTATGCGATTTAGCAGAAATAGATACAATTGAAGAATACAAAAGAAGAGTAAAAGAACTAGGAATATTCAGAAGATTCAAAATAGAAAAAGACAATGTAAACACCTTTGAAAAAATGTGGACAGCACAAGGAATAGCTTGGTTTAGTGAAATAGCAGACACAGAGTATATAGGAGATACAGAATTTAAAATAATAAATGCTTATTATGGTTCTAGTTCTTTTAATTCAAAACAAATGGCAAGACTTATAGATGGAGTGGTACAAGACTGCAAAGTTTATGGAATAGAAACAAAATCACAAAAGGAAATAGATAGTTTGTTAGAAAGTTGGGATAAGAAATGATAGTAACAGATTTAAGTAATAGTTTTAATCCTTGCCCAAAAAATACACAGAAAAACTCAAAGAAAAATGTAAAAAAGAGTGAAGAAGAATTTTGTATTATGCCCAAAAGCAAATTATATAGCACGGTAAGAACAGAAATATATTGTGAAAGACACGAGGTTTATTTTTCAAAGGCTTACAGACAAAAGAGTATAAATGATGGCTTGATAGTATTTTTGATGAGAAAAGACCATCGTGGAACGAATGGAGTACATGGCAAAAATGGAGACAAGCTTAACAGACAATTAAAGAAATTAGCACAAAAAGCTTGGTGCAAATATTACAACAAAACAAAAGAAGAATTTATTAAAGAATATGGGAAAGCAAACAACTGAGGGGTAAGACATAAGTTTTACTCCTTATATTTTACTAAGAAGGTGGGAGAGATACTTGGAAGATGAAACATGGATAAAGTTATATAGAAAAATATTAAAGTCTCCCATTTGGGAAAATGAAAAGGCATTAAAAGTTTGGATTTGGTGTTTAGTAAAAGCAACACATATAGAAAGAACGCAATTAGTTGGACAACAAAGCGTTTTATTAGAAAAAGGACAATTTGTATTTCGGTAGAAAGAAGGCAAGCCAAGAGTTACAGATGTCGGAGAGCATGGTTTATAGGTATATAAATGTGCTAAAAGAGCTAAAAATGCTAAACATCAAACCGAACAACAAATTTTCAATTGTAACTGTTGAAAAATGGGAAGATTATCAAATTAAAAAAGAAGAAATGAACAGCAAATTAAACAACAAACGAACAACAAGTGAACACAAACAAGAATGTAAAGAAATTTATATTACTTTATTTAATAAATATAAAGAGCAAATCGAAAAAGATTTTACTAAAAAAACAAGAATCATATCAAAATGTAAAGAATGTTCAGATTATGCTTTACTAACACAAGAAGAACAAGACGATTTATTTTACGATTTAATGAGTGTAGATATGGACAAGAAGTTTAGGTAAGGAGTGATAAACAAATGAAGATAACTCAAAAGGACAGAATTATAAATTATATACGACAGTTTGGAAGTATAACAAGTTGGGAAGCATATCAAGATTTAGGAGTAATGCAATTAGGAGCAAGAATAGACCAGTTAAAAAAAGATGGATATGAATTTACAACAGAATGGGTACAAAAAAAGAATAGATTTGGAGAAGATGTAAGTTTTAAAAGATATTATTTATCGGATATGGTAGCAGAAAATATGAGCCATATTCCAAGAATAGATTAGGAGGCAATTATGGATAAAATAAATGTTAATTTATATGGAGGAAAAAGTATATTTGGTGGAAGAGAAACACCATTAGAAGCTGAAATGACATATTGCGATAAATATAAAAATTGTAGTTTCTATAAACAAGGAAAATGTTTTAGTGCAGGAAGGTGGCAACAGAACTGTAAATTTGGAAAAAAAGTTAGACAAAAAGGATATACAAGTAGAGCTCTAAAATACAACGATTTTAGAGATAAATACAGAAAAGATGAATGTTACAACAAGCTAGATGAACCAAATAATACAATTGGAAAAATAGAAGATACATTCGTAATAAATGTTAGGTACTTACATGAAAAAGAAGGTGGAGGATATAAAATTGAAACAAATATATTTTCACACCCATTAATTTATATAAATGAAAATGACTTTAAAAATGAATTAATATCATTAATTTGCGATGGAAAACCAAGGACATTTATGGATAATGCAGTTATAAAAGACTATCAGGAAAAAACTGTGCCTAGATTCTTATATGAATTAAAAACAGAGTTTACAGATATTTATAACAGATTTATAACGCAGTATCCTGAATATAGAGAAAAGCAATTAAATTTTATTGGAAGAACAGCTTATATATACTCTTTAAGAGATGGTATTGAATTAAAAAGCAATTATTCAGACGGAGCAAAGTTTGTTAAAGAAGGAGAATACTTAAAAAGTACAACTAACTATAATGGTTCATTTATGCCATTTAATGCGAAAGAGGCGGATATAAGGCTTAAAATAGATAAAAAGATGAGTGTAAAAATAACAGACAACAGTATGGTAGATGAAAATACAATCTTTAAAGATTAAGGAGAGAGCTTGTGAAATATAATTATCCACCGTTAGAACGGTAAATGTGTAAAATGTAGAGGCTGTAATAGGCTTGAATTAGAAAACTTCAAACGGAGTTTGGAGATGTGAAAATTACATAGAAAAGGAGCTAAAGAAAAGTGAACAAATACAGAAATAAAAAAGTAATAGTAGACGGAGAAGAATTTGACAGCAAGAAAGAAGGAAATAGATATAAAGAATTAAGACTGTTAGAAAGAGCAGGAGAAATAAGTAACTTAGAATTACAACCAAGATTTTTGCTACAAGATAAATTTAAGAAAAACGGTAAAACTTACAGAAAGATAGAATATGTAGCGGACTTTAAGTACATAGAAAACGGTAAAAAAATAGTAGAAGACGTAAAAGGAATACAGACAGATGTATTCAAATTAAAACATAAAATATTTGAAAAAGTTTATCCAGATTTGGAATTAAGAATAATAAAATGAAAGGAACATAAGAGATGAATAAAAAATGTAAGATAGAATTATATAATGACCACTTTGAAAATGCAAAGAGATATGGAATACCACACGCACAATTAATTATAGCAGATATACCATATAACCTTGGAAATAAGGCATATGCAAGTAATCCAAGTTGGTACATAGATGGAGATAATAAAAATGGAGAAAGTAAATTTGCTGGGAAAAGTTTTTTTGATACAGATAATGATTTTAAAATAAATAATTTCTTTGATTTCTGCACTAGATATTTAAAGAAAGAACCAAAAGAAAAAGGACAAGCACCAGCAATGATAGTATTCTGTGCTTTTGAACAAATGCAAATGGTAATAGATGAAGCAAAAAAACATGGACTAATGAAAAGTTATCCACTAGTATTTGTAAAAAATTATTCAGCATCAGTATTAAAAGCTAATATGCGAATTGTAGGAGCGACAGAATATGCAGTAGTGCTTTATAGAGATAAGTTACCCAAATTTAATAATGGTAGAACGGAAGAACAAAAAGGGAAAATGATATTCAACTGGTTTGAGTGGAAAAGAGACAGTTCTAAACTATACCCTAAAATACATCCAACTCAAAAGCCAATCAGCTTGTTAAAACGATTAATAGAAATATTTACAGATGAGGGGGATGTTGTAATAGATCCAGTAGCAGGAAGTGCAAGCACATTAAGAGCTTGTGCAGAAACAGGAAGAAATGGGTATGGCTTTGAAATAAAAAAAGATTTTTATAATCAAGCAAAAGAAAAAATGATAAGTGAAGATATTTTAAATGGAATAATGGAAGATGGACAAGTTACATTTAAAGCACTTATTGCTATAAAGTAGGAGGAGAATAGATATGTTAAAAACATTAATAGGAAGAAGAGTAGCAACATATGATGGACATATTGGAGTAGTGATAAAACATTTTAAACCAACAGGAAGAGATATGACAGTACATATAAAACAAGATGATGGGCGAATATGGTATTGCCCTGAAAATAATATTGTAGAAGTAAAGGAGTAAATAAGATATGAAAATATTTAAAAATATAGATGAAAAATTTGAAGATATAGGATTTAAAAAGGTAAAAGATGACCAATATGCAGCCACATATGAAAGATATAATGGAAAGTATAAATACATGCAAGTATTAGATATTCGTCATAAAAAAGATGGAAGACATATTATACAAAGTTATGATAAAGATTTGTTTGACAAAAAAGGAATAGGTAATACTGGTGTTGGCTTAACGTATTATGAAACAAAATTGGCATTAAAAAAGATGAAACAGAAAAAATGGCATAAAAGATATTAATTTATTTGAGAGGAGTAATACATAATGAAAGAAAAAATAAATAAAAGAACAACTAAAGATAGTATTGAATATTTGGAACTACAATGTATTGTTAATAATAGAATACATGATTATGTTTCAAAGTATCATAATTATCCTAAATACATCAAATTGCCTTTATGGATATTTGAATGTTTAAAACAAACAATGTGTGAAGTAGATTTAAAGATAGATTATAAAACAGAAGAATTTACATTCTTTAATTTAAAAGTTTGTGAAACAGTTAGTATAGAAAAAGTAGAAGAAATCGAGGTGTTTTAAGTGAAAGAAAATAGTAATGGTACCGACATAAATGTCGGTACCATAGAGGAAGATATAAAAATATTAAAAAAATTAATAAGTGCAATGAAATCGGATAGAGAATTGTTTACCGAAAAAACAGATAAAGAAATATACACATTTTTTATAAATGCACTAGAACATATTTTATCAGATTATAAAAGAGTATTAAAAGAATTAGAAGAAAAGACAACAATATTATTAGCAGGAGCAGAAAAAGTAAAGCAATTAGAAAAAGAGAATGAAGAATTAAATTTAAAGTATCATATGTTATATACTGAAAAAATTGATAAGCAAAAAGCACAAGAAGTTAAAATAAAAAGTCAAGTTATACCAATTCAAAAAGTAAAAGACAAGATAAGTGAAAGACAATTTGAATTGCAACAAGAATATAAAGATTTTGAAGATGACTCAATATTAATAGCTTTACAAGAACTACTAGAAGGGAGAAAATGAAATGAAATATAACAGTAAAACAACTAAATAAAGAAGTAAAAGAATTAAGGAAAATATAAAACTAAAAAAAGAGCATACTACAATAAGGTGGTAGTATGAAAGAAAAAGAAATAATAACAAAATGGAAAGCAGGCTTAAGTAAAAATCAATTAGCAGCAATGTATAAAAGACAATACAATCAAGAAATAAAAATAATAAGATCAAGTGTAAGACACAGACATGATGGAAGATACATAAGCAATTATGAAGCATTAGCTTATGTTGAAATGGTAATATATGAGTATTTAAGAAGGAAGTGAAGATATGAATATAAAAGAAAAGATTGTCACACTAATACCTAAAAAAACAGAAAGTGTAAAAGAAATAAAAGTTCCTGATCTAAAACAGTATTTAGTAAATGGTTATGAAGAAATAAGACAAGTAAAAAAGGAAAATATAGAGTTAGAGAATCAGTTAGAAGAAGAAAAGAAAAATAAACAGTTATATGAAGGAGCACTAGTAACATTATCAGAATTTCAACAAAGAGATAAAGATAATAAAAATGAAATTAATAGACTTAAAAATAAAATAAAAGAAAAGGAACAAGAAATAAATAATATAAATTCACAACTTAATACATATAAAATTAAACAAATCGAATACGACAAAAGAGAAAAAAATTTAAAAAATGAAATAAATGAGAATGTAAAAAGAAAAATAAATATATTAAAAGACAATATATGTAACAAGATAAAAAATACTAAAGGAAACTTAAGCAAAAACAAAGTTATAGACATTGTATATAAAGAAGCGGAGTGATACAAATGACAATAAACCACATATACAACATAGTAATAGACACAATGAAAGAATTAGAAAACATAAACTTATTAGACATATCAAAAAGAAAAGAAAGTCAAGCACAAATAAATAAAGCATATAAAATCTTAGACAATTTTAAAGATGAACTTATAAGAGAATATATAAAAAGAAAACAAGGAGGTACAAATGACTAGAGAGGATTTAAGGGATTATAAAAATAATCAGTTATGGATAGAAGGAAGACTAGAATACATAGAAGAATATAAAACAAATATAACAAACATAACAGCAGTTTTATCAGATATGCCCAAAGGTAGTAAAGAGGTAGAAGACAGTATGGCGGAAAAAGTAGCGAAACTAATAGATACGATAGAAGAATTATTAGCAAGGGTTTTAGAAGAAAACGAAAAACAAAAATTGATATTGAAGCAATTAGATAAAGTAGAACAACCATATAAATTAATATTAGAAAAGGTATACATACAAGGTAAAACATTAGTGACTACAGCCAGTGAAATGGATTATAGCTATGAACATATGAAACATATGAATGGAATAGCGTTATTAAAGTTTGATGAAACGGAGGAACGACAATGAAAGATTTAAAAATATTTACAACCAATATAGAACAAGAGGCAGTAAATCAAATAAATGAATTATTAAAACAAGAACCTTTTAAAAATTGCAAAGTAAGAATAATGCCAGATGTTCATGCAGGAAAAGGCTGTGTAATAGGATTTACAGCAGATTTAGGAGAAAAAGTAATACCGAACATTGTAGGAGTAGATATCGGATGCGGTATGTTATGTGTTGAATTAGGAAATATAGAATTAGATTTTAAAGACCTAGATAGAGTTGTAAATGAATATATACCAGCAGGAAGAAATATAAGAAAACAAAAGTTATTAAATTTTGATAAAATAAATGAATTATATTGTTTAAGAGAACTAAAAGAAACAAAGAAATTCAATAGAGCAATAGGAACTTTAGGAGGGGGAAATCATTTCATTGAAATAGATGCAGATAATAAAGGCAACAAATATTTAGTAATACATACTGGTTCAAGAAATTTAGGAAAACAAGTTGCAGATTATTATCAAAATCTAGCTATTGAACTATGTTCTGGAAAAGAAGAAATGTACAAGAAGAAAGAAGAAATAATCAAAAAATATAAAGAGCAAGGAAGAAAATCAGAAATACAGCAAGCATTAAAAGAATTAGAAAAAGAATATAAAAACAATAAGCCTAATTTACCAAAAGAGTTGTGTTATTTAGAAGGAAAACACAGAGAAATGTATTTACATGATATGAAAATATGTCAAGAATATGCAAGCTTAAACAGGTTACAAATAGCAAAACAAATAATAATTAATTATTATAAATTAACATATATACCTGAAATGTATCCACCAATTATGCAAAATAGCTTTGAGACTATACACAATTATATTTCTTTTGAAGATAATATAGTAAGAAAAGGAGCTATAAGAGCAAATAAAAATGAAAAAGTATTAATACCTATAAATATGAGAGATGGTTCAATAATAGCAGTAGGCAAAGGAAATCAAGATTGGAATTGTTCTGCACCTCATGGAGCGGGAAGAATAATGTCTAGAACGAAAGCTAAAGAAAGATTTAAATTAGAAGAATTTAAGCAAAGTATGAAAGATGTTTATTCAACAAGTGTAGTAGAAGAAACAATAGATGAATCACCAATGGTATACAAATCAATGCAAGAAATAATAGAAAATACAAAAGACACTATTGAAATACAGAAAACAATAAGACCTATATATAATTTTAAAGCAAAAAACTAAAACATAACACTAAATATTACTGAAACACACTATTAAAATGCGATATATATATAATCGAGAGAAATGTAAGTAGAGTAAAGAGTAAATGCAAGCCCTTAGTATTTACTCTTTTTATTATGTTATGAAAGGAAGAATAAAAATTATGAAATTAATGATAAGCCAACCTATGAAAGGTAAAACAAATGAACAAATAAGAGAAGAAAGAGCAGAATTAGTAAGTAGATTACAAGAAGAAGGAAACGAAGTTATAGATACAGTATTTGAAAATGCACCAGAAGATGAAGATATTGCAATTTACATGTTATCTCAATCAATTAGATACATAGGAAAAGTTGATGGAATTGTATTTATGAAAGGTTGGGAAAAAGCAAGAGGATGCAAAATAGAACATGAAGTAGCAGTAGAATACGGAAAGCAAGTGTTTTATAACAATTAATTAGTTATTACCAGTATGCTAGGTAACTGATAATATAAATTTGGCTGTAATGATTATTATCCTTTAAGTATATAAAGAACCTTCCTAGCAAGTTCTAATATCTAGGTAAAGTCTTGATAGTAAGATACGGGTCTTGGACACCTGAGAGTGTAGGTGCAACTCCTACTACCTAGACCAAAATGTTTATAAGAAAAGAGGTAATAATATGACTCTAGAACAAATAAAACAATTCAAAGAAGAAAACTGCAGTAAATGTAATAAAGATATTGACTGCAAAATAACACAAGACATAAATGGAAAACTAAAGTGCACAGAGGATTAAAGATATGGAACAATGTTTGATAGATAATAAAGTATGTCCAATACAAGGGAAAAAATGTAAAGAATGTAAATTTGACAGTTGTGAGGAAGTGCTAAATATGATAGAAGAAGAGCAGAAGTATGCAGATAATTATAAATTGAAACAAATAAAGAGTGAATTATCAGAGCAGTGCAAAAACTGTTCTTTTTTAGAAATTACTAATTTACGAGAAGGTAAAGTATTTTGTCCTTATAGGATTAAAGAGAGGTGCTTAATTAAATGAAATTCAAAATAAACAATACAGACTGGACTATAGAAAATGTAGATGAAGCAACAATAAATAACGAAATGAAATGCGAAGGAACTTTAGGAGTAACAATATATAGAAGTCAAAAGATAATGCTTTAAAAAAATCAAGCAAATATAATCAAGACATTAAAACATGAACTAACTCATGTATGGTTGTATGAATATGGTCATAATCAAAATGATGATAAAATATTTAGCTATGAAGATGTATGTGAGATAGTTGCAAGTAGTAATGATTTCATAAATGAAATAGTAGAACAATATAAACAAAATAATAGTGTAAAGATAGAACAAAGAATAGATTCTATTTTATTAGATGGAGAACAGATTTTAAAATGTTGTGAGAGGCAAAAATGAACATAAATAAAAATATAAATAAATTATTATATGCTTTATCTATAAAAGGACAGATATATAAAATAAATAGTTTTCAATTTTATAGTGAAAAGAATTGCAAATATTGTACTAAATACCAAATATTGAAAAGAGAACAAGTAGAAATATACAATGAAGAAACAGACGAGTTTGAATTACAAGATAGATACAAACAGAAAGAAGAATGTTATAGTAAAGTAGATGTAATGAAATATCTAATAGAGGAACATAGAAAAGGAAGTGAGGCAGATGGAATATGAAAATATAGAAGATGAATATAACGCATTAACAGAAATGCAAAAGAGATTTATTGATTATTATATAGAAACTGCAAATGCAACAGAAGCTTGTAAGAAAGCTGGATATAAGGGAAAAAATCTTAATAGAATAGGTTCACAAAACTTGTCAAAACTAGACAAATTTATAAAGATAAAACTTCAAGAAAAAGAAGACCAAAGAATTGCCTCACAGGATGAAGTATTACAGTACTTAACAAAAGTAATGCGAGGAGAAGAAAAAGACCAATTTGGATTAGATGCTTCATTACAAGATAGAACAAAATGTGCAGAACTACTTGGAAAAAGATATGGTGCATTTAAAGAAAAAGTTGAAGTTGATGGAAATATACCGGTGGTGATAACAGATGATATTACAGAATAAAATAATAAATAAAAATACACAGCAACACGTAAATAACATATCATTACAAAGTATAGTTGGAAAAGGTTATGCAGAGTATTGGCATTGCAAATGTAGATATAGAGTATGCAAAGGTTCAAGAGCAAGTAAAAAATCAAAGACAACAGCATTATGGATAATAAGTAACATGATGAAATATAAAGAAGCTAATACACTTGTAATTAGAAAGACATTTAGAACATTAAAAGATAGTTGTTTTACAGAATTAAAATGGGCAATACATAGATTACAAGTAGATAGTTTTTGGGAAATAAAAGAAAGTCCACTAGAAATGACATATAAGCCAACAGGACAAAAAATATATTTTAGAGGATTAGATGACCCATTAAAAGTAACATCAATATCAGTAGATATTGGTGTTTTATGTTGGTTATGGATTGAAGAAGCATACGAAATAACAAAAGAATCTGATTTTGATGTAATAGATGAAAGTATAAGACGGAGAAGTTCCAGAGGGATTATTTAAACAAATAACAATAACATTAAATCCTTGGAATGAACATCATTGGATTAAGAAAAGATTTTTTGATGTTAAAGATGATGATATATTAGCAATAACAACAAATTATCTTTGTAACGAGTGGCTAGATGAGGCGGATAAAAAAGTATTTGAAAGAATGAAGAAAAATAATCCTAGAAGATATCAAGTTGCTGGATTAGGTAATTGGGGTATAGTTGATGGATTGGTTTATGAAAATTGGAAAGAAGAAAAATTCGAACTAAATACAATAAGAAACTTAGATAGTGCTTTTGGGTTAGACTTTGGTTATACAAATGATCCGACAGCACTATTTTGTGGTGCAATAGATTTAAAAAATAAAAAAATTTATGTATATGATGAAATATATCAAAAAGGAATGAGTAACAAAGCAATATATGACCAAATAAATCGAATGGGCTATTCAAAAGAAAGGATAACAGCAGATAGTGCAGAGCCAAAGTCAATAGATGAATTAAGAGGATTAGGGCTAAGACATATTACAGGTGCATTAAAAGGAAAAGACAGTATAAATAATGGTATTCAATTTATACAAGATTTTGAAATAATAATACATCCTAAATGTGTAAATTTCATAACAGAAATAAGCAATTATACTTGGGATGAAGACAAGTTTGGAAACAAAATAAATAGACCAATAGATGATTTTAATCATTTGATGGACGCAATGAGATATGCAGTGGAAAAATATATAAATCAAAAGAAATTACAATTTGGATATAACAGTATAATGTAAAGGAGAAAAAACAATGAGTTTTGTAGAAAAAATACAATATAAAGATGAGTTTTTAAATGAAGCAAATATAAATCAAAATATAAGTATGTTATGGGGAAAAGCATTGCCAATATTTATGCATAGAAAATATTTGCAAGATAGATTTACAAGAAAATATGATCAAAAGGACGTTGTTGTTGCACTTGAATATTATATAAGTATTATTGCAAGTGGATATTTTGGAGGAAAAGAACCTCAGTTTAAAGTAAAAAATATAAATGAAACTCAAAAAGGGATTTTAAATAGAATATTTAAAAGAATATTTGGAGAAAAGAATGATCCAGAGGACTATCAAGCTATTATTGATTATATTGCAAAATATAATGACAATGGTAGCTTTTTTTATGACTGTGTACTTGATTATATTACTACAGGAGCATGCTATGGATTGGTATATGAAAACAAATATAATGAAGAGGTATATGCAAATGTTTCAAGTTTAAATACAGTAGCAATATGGAATTATGACGTACCAAGTACAAAAATAGGCTTATTAAGATGTTGGTATGAAAATACAGCTACAGGTGGAATTGAAACACATTTAGAAATAATAACCAAAGATTACAAAAAACAATTTGTGGATGGTATAGAAAAGAAAACAATTACTGAAAATGCTGAATATAAGTTTGAAGAAGTAGACGATACTAATACACCAATAATGTGGACTGATTTACCTTGTTTTGCTGTAGAAAATCCTTATGGAATGGCTTTTTTTGAAAATGTTATGACTTTAATAAATAAAAATGAAAAAGTAATTGAAAATAATGCAAATATTTTTGATTATAATGATAATGCTAAATTGAAAGTAACAGGATTTTCTCCAATGAATGATCCGTTAATACCACTTTTGAATGATAAAGGAGAAGAGCAAAAAGATAAAGAAGGAAATGTAATAATGACCAAGAATCCTGCAAGAATGCAAGAAGATGATGCTATATTAAATGCAAAGGTATTCTATACGCCAGATAAAGATGGAGACATTGATTGGATTATAAAAGATATAAATGACACTGCATCAGAAAATCATAAAAAGACGTGCTTAGATATGGCTCTTATGATTGCTGGTGTTCCAAACGTAACTGATCAAGGTTTTACTAATGCAGATAATGCTGCAGCTTTAGAAAAAAAGTTCTTCCCTTTAGAACAAGTGCTACAGCAAGCACATCATTTGTTTAGAAAAGAATATTTAAGAATGTGGGAGATGCTAACAGCAAGAATTAACTTGAAAAAAGGCAAAGAATATGATTTTAGAGATATTGATGTCATTTTAATACGTAATTTGCCAACAGATACTGAAAGTCTTACAACTGCTTGGTTAAAATTAAGAGGATTGGTAAGTGATAAATCAATTATAAGTCATTTACCATTTGGATTAGACGCAGAATCAGAACTTGCAGAAATGGATAAACAAAATGAAGAGAATATTCAGAAGAATTTACAACAAATGCAAATGATAGGACAAGCAGGAAAAAATCAAGACAATAAAGAAAACAATCAAGATAATAAAGTAACTGATTTGACAGATCAACAAAAAGCACAGAAATTGACTGCAGAAAACAAGAAAGAGCAAACAAAAGTTGGTAATAAGCAAATCAATGAAGAATAGAGGTGTTTTATATGTGGAAAGTACATGATAATTATATGAGACAGTTAAAACAACTATATAATAAAACATCAAAACAAACACAGAACAGACTTCAAGAAATCTTTGATATATTTAATTTTACAACCGAAAACATCTATAATATTGCTGATAATAAAACTAAAAAAAGAATAAATACATATATAGAACAATGGAAAGAACAAGGCTTATTAAAGAATAATAGCTATTTTACTGTATTAGCAAACAATATTTATAAGAGAACAAGAGTAAAGAATAGTGAAATACTAGAGTTACTTATTTACAGTTCATATGTAGAAGAGCAAAACAAACTTGCAGAGCAAGAAACACAAATAATGTATGAAGATGCCAATTATTATTACGAACAGAGTCAACAAGAGGTAAACAAAAAGAAAAAGCCATCAATATTAACGATGGCTTTATTTCTTGCATTATTAGACCAACCAAATTATAGTGGCTTTAATTGGAAACAGTATATTGAAGCAACAATACAATATAATGCACAACAAATATATAAACAATTAATTTTAAATATACAACAACAAAAAAGCCTAGAAATTGATTCTAATGAGTTTCAAATAATAATAAATAGGCAAAACAATCAAAAACTTAATATAAATAATGATAAGATATCAGGTGCAGTAGATTTACAAATGATTGGATTAAATAATCTAGCAAAAGCAGAAGGAATAAAAGAAGTAACAGAAGATAATTCAAAAGTTAGATTTATTGCAGTAGAAGATGATAAAACAACTTTAATGTGTGATAGTTTAAATAATCAAGAGTTTTATATTAACAAAGAAAATGTATTTGATAGATATTATGGTGAGACACAAAAAGAATTAACAGTACAAAGAATTAGATGCAATGGATTAGTACTAGGCTTAAATCTTCCACCAATTCAACATCACTTTCATTATTGCAGAAGTACGATTGTGTATAATCCTAATAATGAGCATATTGAGTTAGAAACAGAAAAACAATTTAATATATTTGATACAAAATTTGAAAAAGATATAAAAGAAAAATACAATATTAAAAAAATGAATACAAGGCATATAGATAAAGAAGTTTTAAAAGAATTATTAAACAATATGAGTAGAGCATATAATGATTTTCCAAATATAAGAGGAAAGATTAAAAAAATAAAAGAAATAGACCATCCAAATGGTGGACTAGCAGTAGAATTACAAAAAGATGGAACATATGTAATGTATATAAATAAAAATAAATTTTATAATGGTAAAGTTCCAAAACAATTATATGAAATGGATGTTAAGAAGCATTTTCATCCTAACAACACAACTTATAAAGATATGTCAATACATGAAACAGGACATATAGCAGTAACAGAAATAATAAAAAAATTAAATCATAACAATAATAATGCAATAGTTTTTGATAGCGAAAATAATATAACAGTAAATAAAATATTAAATAAAGCCTTGAATAAAATAGGTGTAAATGATATAAAAGAAAAAGATTTACTAATAAGAAATATTTCAGGATATGCATATAAAGAAAGAGGACAAGAAATTATTGCAGAAGCATTTGCAGATTATTATGCTAATAAACAAAATGCTTCATTACTGAGCAAAAACATAATAGAAGTTATGAAAGGAATGATTTAATATGATGCCTATGGAACACCCTTGGACAGATTGGCAAATAGATACATTAGGAGAAGAAAAACCTTGGAAATGGAAAGAAAATACACCAAAAGAAATAATAAAGCAATATGAAAAATGGAAAAAATATCATAATAAAATGATAAAAGGTAAATTTTAGCACTTACTAAAAAGTAGGTGCTTTTATTGTGGAAAGAAGGTAAAAATATGCAAGAATTAATACCGAACAGTAAAGAAAATGCAAAAAAATCTATTATAGCAATAGGACAAGAACTTATAAAAAGAGCAGATGATATAACAAACGACTTGAAATTTGTTACTAATATTGAAATTAATGCGAACTTGACACCATATGAAATAACTAATTTTGATATAAACAAAAAATATATGGCAATGTATGAAGAAGAGGAGGATAAATAATATGTGGTTATTAGTTTTAATATTAAGCATTAAATTACAAATGCCAACTTGGTATTGGATTATATTTACGGTAATTGCAATATTTAGACCGGTTATATGGGTATTTAAATATAATTTTGCAGAAGGATATATGAAAGCAAAGAATAAAGATAATAAATAAGTTATTAACATTTTATAATTATAAATTTTTGGACGTAGACGTACGTCTATTTTTTTATGCCTTTTTACTGATTGCAGGCTATAAAGAACAACAGAATACAAATTCGCAATGGCTGGGGCTTTTAGCAATGGCTGGGGCAAAAGGAGTAAAAAATGGAAGGACAAGACAATAATCCAAACAATGCTAATACTGGGGCAGATAATGAACCAGCGGGAGCAAATAATCCAAATGCAGGAACAAACAATAATCCTGTAACGTTTGATGATTTCTTAAAAGACGGAAAGAATCAAGCAGAATTTGATAAAAGAGTTCAAAAGGCTATAAATACAGCTAAAACAAACTGGGAAGAAATAATGAACAGTGAAAAAACAGAAGCTGAAAAATTGGCAAAGATGAACAAAGAACAAAAGCTTGAATATCAAGCACAGAAAGAAAGAACAGACAAAGAAAAAGCACTTGCAGAATTAAATGCTTATAAATTGAAAGAACAAGCAACCAAAATAGCAAGTGAAAAAGGATTGGATATATCTTTATTGACTTTCTTTAATTTTGAAACAGTTAAGGCAGAAGAAATTAATTCAAAAATAGAAGAAGTTTCAAATGCTTTTAATAAAGCTGTTGAAAAAGCTGTAAATGAAAGATTAAAAGAAGATACTCCAATACAAAAAACAGGTATTGATAATACAAAAAGCAAATCAATAGCTAGATCAAGTTATTAAAAAATAGGAGGAATAAAAAATGGGAGAAATTACACAAGAAGCATTAAACATAATGCTACAAGATGGTAAAACAAAGGATAATTTAAAACAAGTATTAAGTGGAGTACTAGAAAACGTTGCTTCAAGAGCAGTATCAGAACAAATAAAAGCTAAAAATGGTTCTGGAAACCCAGAAGGTGGAGTAATTGAATATAAAAGATTTGTAAACGCAGAATTAAAAGACAAAGGTACTGCAAGAGCAGCTGGTAAAGGAGATAAAGTAAAAGCTAAACCAGTAAAAGTTGTTATAGATACTGATAAAGAAATTGTAGAAGAACTACAAGGAAAAGACGTAAAACTTTATGGTATTGATGGCATGGCTGAAAAAAGAAAAGTAAATCATCAATCAGCTATTATAAGATACTTAGATAGAGAATTTTTTGCCAAAGTATTAGAAGGAACAGAAGTACAAGCAAAAGACAATATTCAAGATACAATTGATACTTTGTTACAAAAAGCAAGAACATTAAGAAATGATTTTATTGATGGAATAGAATCAGATTTATTAGTAATTGTTGTTGATAGCGAATACAGAAAAGGAATGAAAAAAATTCTTGACGATTTACCAAACGGAACAGATCCAAAGGAACAAGCAATTGGTATGTATGATTCTGTTAGAGTTTATGAATCAACAAGATTACCAGAAGGTGTAAAAGCTGTTGTAATGATGGATGGAGCTATAGCTCAACCATTCTATGTATCAGAATACGGAGCAGAAAAAGTACCATTCGATGATGCTGTAGCATTAGAAGATTTCTTATATAAAGGAACAAAAGCATTAATGGAAGATACAATATTTTATGTAACAGATGCTAAACTTGCAGAATTAACTGTAACATCAGTAGCAGGAACTTCAACAGGAAAAACAAAGGTAACTGTTACACCTACATTAGCTTCTGGAAACAGCTATAAATATAAAACAGCAGCAAATCCAACAATGCCAGAATATGATGCTGTTTGTACAACAGGATATACAGCATGGAATGGCACTGACGAAATAACAGCAACAACTGGACAAAAAATAGTAGTTGTCGAAGTTGATTCAGCAAATAAGGCTAAAAAAGCAGGAATGACAACAATTACTTCAATGGCTTAGAAAAAATAGGAGGCAATAGAATGTTAGAGCAAATTAAGAAAAACCTAGGAGCAAACTATAAAGAAAATACAGATGGTGTATTACAGGATATAATAGATGATATAACATCTATTGCCTGTGATAATTCTAATAGAAAAAAAGGTGACACAAAACTATTTCCATACATAAAAAAAGCAGTAAGAAGTGAATATCTTGCAAGAGGAGCAGAGGGCTTACTTTCAAGAAACGAGGGTAGTATATCAAGTTCATACAAAGATATTGTAGAAGAATTAAGAAATAATATTATAAAGTCTGGATTAAGGAGGATTAGATAGTGTTATTACGAGATTTAACAAAAGTATATATATCAGAATATGAAAAAATAGAAGACCACGGAGAACCAGATAAAAAATGGAAATATAAAGGACAAGCTTGGCTAAATATGCAAAATGATGTAAACGAGTTAGATAGAAAGTCTACTGGTGAGATTGATTATAGTACTTACAAAGCAAGAACAACAAAAGAATACGACATAAAAAAGGGTGATGGAATATCATTTGATGACATCTCAAAAGTGGAGAAATTTAAACCACAATATAAAGTAACTGACAAAAATAAAATTGGAAGTACTTATGTATATATATGTGAGAAGGTGCAAGAATGATAAGTTTTAATTGTAATTTTAAAGTGAAACATAATTTCAAGAATATAAATGCTATAATTCAAAAATTACCACAAACTGCAAGAGTAATTTCGAAAGATATATTAGAAAACATTAGAGGTTATGCTATAAGATTGGAAAAAGGTCACAACGAAAATGGCATATTAGTTGAAATGATTGATATGTCTACAAAGGAAGTAAAAGGAAGGGTCTATGCTGACCCTTCTAAATTTATGACTGAAAATGGACAATCATATTTATGGTTTGAATATTTTGGAACAGGACAATATGCGGAACAAGAGCACATAGGAAAAACAAAACATTTTATTGAGTCAGGATATACAGAATGGTATATCCCTGTAAATAAAGTGGGGAGGTCGTTGAGCTATCCAATAGTAACTATTAATAAACAACAATTTTATGTGGCAGTAGGTTCAAAAGCTAATCATTTTATAGGTGATGCAGGATTTGAAAGTAGAAGTGAAAATGTGGAGATAGCGAAGAAAAGATTAAATGAAATGTTAAAGGAGTGTACAAAATGAAAGATTTAAGCGAATTAGAATTTAGCGATTTAGTATATGAAAAGCTAGAAAATTTGTATAAAAACAAACCAATTTTAAGTAATCCAAATACAGAAAGTAAATTTCCTATATTGGAATTACATACACCTTTAAAGTCAGTAAATCTAACAGAAAACGGATTTCCAATTCGTTCTACATTTCAAATATCAATAACTTGTTGGAATGAAAAGCAACGCCAAGCAATGAAAATGATAGATAAAGTTGATAAAAAACTTCAAGAACTTAATTTTACAAGGACGAATACCAGTCCTGCAGTATATGATCCTATATTGCAAAAATACGGTATAACAATAACATTTGAGGTTTGTTATAATTCAATAACAACCTCTTTTAATTTAAGATAATAAGGAGGAATTAGAGATGGAAGGAGAAACACCAAAAGCAACGACACCACAAGTTGCTATGAAAGCTGAGGTATCATATGCACCAACTTTAACAGGAGAAAAGACAAAAATAGGTTATGTTCAAAAAATTGGACAATTAAAAACTCTAAAAGAGGGACAAACATATAGTGCTTTAGATTTAGAAGAAGAAAGAATGGCTAAAGGAAAAAGAAAAGCGGAAACAGTTGATATAGAAATGATGTTCATACAAGAGACACATAAAGCTATTCAAGCTATAGCAGATGCAGATACATCAATATACTTATTCGTAAAATATCCAGAATCAACAGCATCAGTTGCTACTAAGCCATTGGTTCAAACTGTTAAATGTACTGTAGATATTGCAGGACAAGAGATAAACGATGGAGATTTCATAAAAGATACTATGAGGGTTTACAAAGAAACAAAAACAGTTGAAACAGATGGATATCCAGTTGAAGGAGATTCAACAAAATTTTAATTTAGGAGAAGGCTTGTGCCTTCTCTCTTTTGCAAAGGAGAGAATTAAAGATGATTATAGAAACAAAAAATAAAACAATTAATTTAGTACTAAAAACAAGAAAAATAGTAGACATAGCTAATCTACTAAAAAACAAAAATTTTGAAGAAGTATTTATAAAAGCATATTCTATATTAGATATAGAAGCATTGTCAAAAATAATATTTAAATTAGCAGAAAATGAAAACGGTGAAAGTATATTCACATCATCAAGTGAAGTGTATGACTTTATGGATGATTGTAGAGCAGAAGGAATAACTATAAGTGAATTATATGCAAAGATAGCAGAGGCATTGAATAATGAGGGTTTTTTCAAAAAGAAAATGAACAAGAAAGAACTAAAAGAAATAACATTAAATCCATTATTAACAATGAATACAGACAAATTATTGGAAAAAGCAGTAGAGAATGCAGCCAACAGAGTAGTGGAAAAAGAAATAATGGCTCAAATTTAAAAGGATTAAATGATATTATTGAAAATATAAGAAAAGCTAACAATTTAATAGAATTAATATATTCTATAGAATCATTGGCATATTATTTTGATATGAAACCACATGAATTTTGGAATAGTAGATATTCAGAAATAAATATATACTGCCAAACTCATCTTTTAAAAATAATTGATAACTTAAAAAGCGAAATTAATCTACAAGAATCGGTAACTAATAAACTTATAAGAGCAGATAGTATGAGCAAAGATCCTAAAATTATTCTAATTAGAGATGATTATAAAGAATTATTTAAAATAGAAGAGAAAGAACAAACATTAGAAGAGCAAAGAATGTTATTTAAGGGATAAATGATAAAAAATATATATTTTCGACAAAATTCGACATACTTTTTCAACTTAAAATGATATACTCTTTTTATAATTAATAAAAGGAGGAAATTTATTATGGAAGAGAGGAAAAAGAGTGGATTTGGAACTGCTGGTTTAGTATTAGGAATTATAGGAGTGTGTACTTCATTTATTCCAATAGTAAATAATGTATCATTTGTTTTAGGGTTAATAGGAGGAATTTTAGCAATAGTATCATTAATTAAAAAAGCCAGCAAAGGACAAGCTATTGCAGGTGTTATTTTGTGCGCACTAGCAATGGTAATTACAATTAATTCTCAAAAAGCTTTATCAGATAGCTTAAATGAAGTTAGTGCTAATTTAGATAAGGCAACAGGAAGTAGTACAGAAGAAGTTCTAGCTAATGATGTAGATGCACAACTAGGAAATTTTGAAGTGACTAATGGAAGTTATGGAACAAAGGATACAAAGTTGACAGTTAAAGTAACAAACAAAACTTCAGAAACAAAATCTTTTAACTTACATATAGAAGCAGTAGATGAATCAGGAGCAAGAATCAATGAAGATTATGTTTATGCAAATGACTTAGCAGCAGGACAAAGTCAAAGTTTTGATATATTTACATATGTATCATCAGACAAATTAAATGCAATGCAAAATGCAACTTTTAAAATTGTAGAAGCATCAATGTTCTAAAGGAGAAAAAAAATGAAATGTCCCTATTGTGGAAGTGAGAATGTTCAAGTTCAACTTGTTGAAGAAGGTCAACAAACAAATAAAAAGGGTATTGGATTTGGTGGACATGTAAATAATAGTGCAAGAGGATTTACTGCTTTGTGTACACTAGGCATATCTAATTTGTTTTGGAAAAAATCTAAAGGTACAAATAAAACTAAAACAATAAATTCTACTGTAGCAGTTTGCCAAAACTGTGGTAATACATGGACAATAAAGAAAGGAAAAATGGGATTTGCTCCTACAAGTATATTTAAATAAAAATACAACAAAAAATAAAAAAGCACTTACTTAGGTAGGTGTTTTTTTATTTCGTTAAATTAAGGAGAAAGGGGGAATGACTTATCACGGTAGAAGAGATAGAAATCATAGTAACTGCAAAAATAGAAGAAGCATTAAAAGAGTTTCAAAAAATAGTACCAACCATAAAAAAACAGATGGATCAAACACAAAATGCTTTTTCAAAAATAAATACAAAAGAGATGAAAAATAAAGTACAGCAGGCAGTTTTCTTTATCAAGAAAAAACTACAAGAGATTAGAAAAAGCTCAGCAAATAATGAACTTGCAATAAAAGTTAACAATAAAGATGCACAAAAACAAATATCTCAGATACAAAAGCAAATTGATAGTTTACAAGAAAAAATAAATGCCCGAAAAATAAAATTAGATATAATAACACCTAAGTTAGATAAAATAGCTAATGAACCAATGAATAAAGTAAATCCTGAAAGGCTAGAAAACAATAAACAATATATTAATTTGAGTGATAAAGAAGAAGTATTAGTAAAAGAAATACAATATTATAATAAGCAACTTAGCGAAGCAAAGAGCAAAATGTCACAATTAAGACAACAAATATCTCAGACAGCAACTACTCAAAACAAATTGAGTAGTTTTTTTGAAGCATTTAAGCAAAAAATAGAACAAGTTAAACCTAGTATGTCTAGTATAAAAAATAGTTTTAAAGGACTACCAAAAATAACTCAAAATATTACAAATAATATAAAAGGAATGGGGACAGGATTAAGGCAAGGAATAGGAAACGTTATGAAATATGCTATGGCATTATTCTCATTAAGAAGCATTTATTCTGTTTTAAGTGGTTGTGCAAATACATGGTTATCAAGTCAAAATGCAGGAGCTAAACAGTTAAGTGCAAACATTGAATATATGAAATATGCTATGGGAAGTGCATTAGCACCAGTTATTCAATTTGTGACAAATTTAGTTTATCAATTAATGAAAGCTATACAAAGTGTAGCTTATGCACTAACAGGAGTAAATATATTTGCTAAAGCAAGTGCGAGTTCATATGCAAATATGGCTGGAAACGCAAAGAAAGCGAAAGAAGAAACAAAACAATTAGCTGGGGTTCATGATGAAATCAACAATATCTCTGATAGCAATAATTCAGATAGTGGAAGCGGAGGAACAACAGCACCAAGTTTTGATTTATCTAAAGTAGATAATAGTATTATAGATGTAATAAAAAATGGAAATTGGTATGAAGTTGGAGCAACAATTGGAGAAAAATTAAATGATGCAATGAATAGCATACCTTGGGATAAAATACAAAATACAGCAAAAAAAATTGGAACTAATATTGCACAATTTTTAAATGGTTTCATAGCAACAACAGACTGGAAGCAAGTCGGAAATACTATAGCGCAAGGAATAAATACTGCAATCTATCTTGTTCAATCATTTGTTCATACATTTAATTGGTCAAGTTTAGGTAGTGCTGTTGCTAATGCAATCAATGGATTTTTTAAAAATACAAATTGGGGAGCATTAGGAGATACAATAAGTACAGGTATTAAGGGAGCTTTAAATGGTATTACAACATTTTTTAAGGATTTTGATTGGAGTTTTATTGTTCAAGGGTTAATTGATTTTTGTAAAAACATAGATTGGAATGGAATTGTAGACTCAATGTTTGAAATGTTGGGAAGTGCTTTTGCAAGCTTTGTTAATTTAGGAATGATTTTAGGAGAAAAAATAAATGAAGCTATAGATGAAGCAGGAAATTTTTTCAGCGAAAAAATAAAAGAATGTGGAGGAAATGTTGTTGAGGGGATTTTCAAGGGAATAATTGAAGCTCTTGGAAATTTAGGACAATGGATTATAGATCATATTTTTACACCTTTTATAGAAGGATTTAAAAATGTGTTTGGAATACATTCACCATCTACAGTCATGGCAGAATTAGGAACATATATAATTCAAGGACTACTTGATGGAATATCTAGCCTAGTAGATAGTATAAAGCGAATTTGGGAAAATATAAAACAGACAGCAATTAGTATATTTAATAGCGTGAAAGATAATATTTCAAATATTTTTAACAATACAAAAAATATAGCATCAAACATATGGAACAATATTACATCCAATATAAGAAATGCAGTAAGTAATATAAAAAATGGAATAGTACAAAATTTTCAAAATGCATATAATTCAATTCAAAATATTTTTTCAAATATAGGAAGCTTCTTTAGTGGAGTATGGAGCAGAATAAGAAATACGTTCTCAAGCCTAGGTACAAGTATAGGAAATGCAATATCTGGAGCTGTTAAATCAGGTATTAATGGCGTTATATCTTTAATTGAAAGAACTATAAATAGTGCGATTAGATTAATTAATGGAGGAATTAGGCTTATTAATCTAATTCCAGGAGTTTATGTTGGAAGCATAAATACATTGAGTTTACCAAGATTAGCAAAGGGTGGTGTTTTAACAGAAGCGACGACCGTAATAGCTGGTGAATATTCCGGAGCTAGAACAAATCCAGAAATTGTAACTCCACAAAATATTATGCGTGATACATTTGAGGATGTATTATCTAATTATAGTGGGAATAGCGATGATAGACCAATATATTTAACAATTAATGTAGGAAATCAAAAACTAGGACAAATATTGTTAGATGATTTAAGAGACAAGAAAAGAAGAACAGGAAAAGACATAGAAGCTTTAGTAGGAGGGTAAAATTATGTTATGGAAATTAAATGGTAAGTTAATGAAAACACCATCTACATATAAAGATAATATAGAAGATACAGACAATGATAGTTATACATCAAAAGTAACAGGAGCATTAATAGATAATCCGATTGCAATTGGAATGCTAAAGCTTGAAATGTCATGGGACTACTTATCAGAAGACGAGGCAGAAGAACTTTTGCAGGCAACATACCAGAATCCAATGATAGTCACAGTAAAATGCCCGAGTGTTCAAGGTGGTATGTTAGAAAACGCAAAATTTAGAGTAAGCAAAAGAACAAGCGAAATGCATAAAACAGGATTAGATGAAGACACTTCCAAATCAAGATGGAAAGTGTCTTTTAATTTGATGCAAAAAGAATTAACAGCACAACAAAAAGCAACAGTAAATAAAGCAAAGGGGTTGAGTTAATGTACGAAACAAGTAAAAAGTGGAAACAAAATATATATGAAAACCCAGTTTGTGCAATGAATATCTATATAGATGATGTACTAATAAATCCCGATTATATACTTGATTTTAAAAAGGGAGGAAATGTATTTGAAGAGGAATTTTGCCTAGGTGGCACACCAAGCCAATATATAGAAATGAAACTATATAAAGATAAAATACCTCTAATGCCTTCAAAAATCAAGGTAGAATATGGAATATTGATAAGTCACTCATTAACAGTAACAGAAGTAAATGCAATGTTGGTAGGAACATTAAATGGAATACCCGTTAAAAGTTTAAGTAGTAATAATAGTAGTTTTGAAATGATACCAATTGGAATTTATAATGTAGATGATTACACAGATAATGATGACAATACAATAACAATAAAGGCATTAGACAATATGATTAAATTTGAATTTAATTATAATGGGAAAGAATTGATAGATAAAAAAAATGAAGCAACACTATTAGAAGTTGCACAAGATATTTGTAATAAAGCAGGAGTAGAATTAGGTTCTACTTCTTTTTTAAATTCTGATAAAAAGGTATCTGTTTATGATAATACTGTAACAGCAAGAAAATACATTAGTTATATTGCAGAGAGTGCAGGTTGCTTTGCTTGTATTGATAGAGAAGGAAAATTATGTTTCAGAGAATTTGGTCAAGATGAAACAGAAATATCACTTGAAATGTTTGGAGAATATAAATGGGGTGAAGAATTTAAAATTTCAAAAGTATCTTATGAAGATGGGGTAAGAAGTTTTAAATTTGGAGATGACACAAGAAATAATCTTTGGATAAATCAAGAAAATATGTACATTGTTGACGAAGATCAAGTTCAAAAGATTTACAACAAAATAAAAGATTTGACAGTAAATACATTTGAAGGAAAAGTAATAATAGACCCTGCTATAGACATTGGAGACAAAATAGTTATAAATGGTAAAAATGTTATTTACCAAGGTGAAATGTCATTAGAAGGAAGATTTATTGCACAAATATCAAGCAAAATCCAAATAAAACAGAAAGAAGAAACAACAGTAAAAAAAGAAAGCCAAAAAGTTATAAATAGACTAGTTCAAAGTAGAATAAACCAAGCAGAAGGCAAAATAGAGCAATTAGTCGAAGAAACGACAGAATATTCGAAAAAGATAACACAAGTAGAACAAACTGTGGATGGCATTTCACAAAAAGTTGAAAATATACAAGATTTTACCAAAGAAAAAGAACAAATTGAAAATTTATATATAGACGATATTGCTGGAGGAGAAGGATATCTGCTAGATTTTATTATATTTGGCAATACAGAATTGTTTAAAACAAAAGACATAACTATATGTGCAAGCGAAAACAAGAGAGGATATGGAGACTCGATAAGCTTATTTTTGGAAGATGGAAATGAACTTTTAACAGAAGACAATAAACAAATTTTAATAAAGCATGAAATACAATACATAAAGGCTTTAAAAATTACATTAGATGATTATTTAAGAAATTTTGTATATGAAGGAAATGAGTATTGCGATACATTAGAAATAAAACAAGACGGTACTATAAAAATAATAAAAAGAATTGGAGTAGATGACGAAGGAAATCTGTATTTGTTAGAAAAAGAAAATGAAATAATTTTAAAAGATAAAATAGTATTACCTTCTCAAAAAGAGTCAGGTACATATTATTTTATTAAGGAAATACAGGGAATTAAATATTATGCTAAATATATAACTAAAAATGATTATTCAGATGCATTTTTAACGGAATTAGAATTAGGAACCAAATTAGAGCAAAATGCAGAATATATTAGAGTTGCTTGGAATCAAATATCACAATATATACAAATGGAGGGAATAGAAGGAAAAGCTACACTTAATATATATGACAAAGAAAATAATATATTGGTAAGCCTTAATCAGAATGGAGAAAATTTTTATAATAGTGAAAATAAAAGAATAGGGTACATAGGGATTGTGAGAGGAGAAGAACAAGATACACTAGCTTTTGTAATGGATGTAGATTGGGAAAATGGAAATGAAGGAAAAAGCATGGCATGGGGATATAATGATAAGAACGGAAAGTTTTTACCAATTTTTCATTTAGTGGGTTCTTATGGATCTGAGAGTGGCGAATATGGCGGAAAATTAGTCATAGAAGGAGAACTTTCAACAGAAATTATAAATGTAATAAATCAACTTAATTTTGTAAATTATGGAGAATTAATTTGGAATGACGGTAAAACAGCTATTGCGATGGGAAATTCATTTAGAGATGTAAGCAGAGAGGTTCTTTGCTTTAAAACAGAAGATGGGCTTGAATTTAAAGACGTGAACAAAACATTTCTTTCTATGTATGATAATACTATTTGGATAGCAAGCCCATTTTGGGTAGGCAAAGAGGGAAATACTAGTGATACAGGATGGACAGGGTATCCTATGATTGGCGTTAATGATAATAATTCTTATTACTGTCAGTGGTCAGGCAATCAGTTATATTTTTATGTAGATGGAACTCAAGCTGGATGGATTTCAGATAAGAGACTAAAAAAGGATTTTAAAGAAATTGATGATGATTTTTTGAAAGCAATAGATGAATTAAAAATTCAACAATTTAAAGCAGACAATAGAAATGGTTTAATAAGTTTTGGAATCATAGCACAAGATTTGGAAAAAAGTTTTAAAAAATATAATATAAATCCAAGTAATTATGAAATACTTCAAAAGATACAATATAAATTAAATGAAAAAGAATTGTACTATACTGTAGAATATACACAGTTCTTAATATTAAAGCAGTTAGCAAGTGAAAGAAAAATACAGAAATTACAAGAGAAAGACATAGAAAAAGATAAAACAATACAAGACTTATTAAAAAGAATAGAGAGATTGGAGGAAAAATCATAATGGGAATTAAAGTTAGTGAAATGGCAGAAGCGGAAAGTGTAAATGATGAAGATTTAATAATGATAGTGCAAAATGGAGTAAATAAAAAAGTGCCTGCTTCAAAAGTAGGAACAGGGCAAGCAGGTGGAGATACATTGCCAATTGGTGCAGTAATGGAATGGAATAGCGATATAATTCCAATTAATTGGTTGCTGTGCGATGGACAAGCAGTAAGTAGAACAGATTATTCAAAATTATTTGAAGTACTAGGGACAAGATATGGAGAAGGTGATGGAAGTACAACATTTAATTTGCCGAATAGAAAAGGAAATATAGCAGTAGGTAAAGATGAAAACGACACAGACTTCAATACATTAGGAAAAACAGGAGGAGAAAAGACACATACATTGACAGTAAACGAAATGCCTGCACATATGCACACCTTTACTGGCACATACTATGCTCTTATGTCTGGTGGTGGCTCACAGGAATTTGGTTCTGGAAGTTCAAAATCAACTGAAGTTAAAATGAAAAGTGCTGGTGGAGGACAAGCTCACAACAATATGCAACCTTATGTAGTTTCAAACTTTATCATAAAAGCAAAACAAAGTGCTGGAATAATAGCAACAGTAGTAGATAACTTAGAAAGTGAAAGTGAAATAGATGCATTAAGTGCTAGACAAGGAAAAAAATTAGCAGATAGAATAGATACAAATATAATAACAGGTGAAGAATTTGAAACAAATAAAACTATAGATGGAAAAAGAATATATGGAAAAAGAATAAATTGTGGACAATTGCCAGATCCGGGGCAAGGCAGTGCTACATCAACAGGACTTGCTAATGTAACATATATAGGATTGGAAGGTGGATTTAATCCTGATGCAAGTCAATTTGTACCTTGTAACATATACTTTAATAGCAATTTAAGTATAGGGGCATTTATACAAAATAATAATGTAAGAGTTAACAACAATGATTCTGGTAATAGAGCTGGACTTGTATATGTTACAGTTTATTACACTAAAAATTAGAAATAAAAAGGAAAATGATAATATAAATGAAATTAGCAAAACCGTTGTGGTTCTAAAGGAGATATAGAATATTTGGGTGCAGATTTAACAGTTAAAGTAGTGGAAAGTTAAAGAGATAGAGGAGGTGGGATAGTGGATAGCACAATAATAGTAGCAATAATAACAGTACTACGGAGTTATTATTAATACATTAATATCAAATCAAACTAATAAAAAAATTGAGACATTAGAAAGTATAAAGGCAGAATTTAAAAAAGAGTTAGAAGCAGTAAAAAAAGAAATGAAGGAAAATCAAAAAGAACATGACAAAACATATTTGACAGATTTTCTATCTGACATAGAAAACAAACAACCAAAGTCAGATATTCAAATTAAAAGAGCTTATGAAATATATGAAGAATATACAAACCTTAAAGGAAATTCATATGTACATAGTAAATGGGAAGAATTAGAAAAGAAAGGGGCATTGAAATGAAAAAACAAGATAGAAATATAACCATAGCAGTTATAGTGGCTATGATTATGATATTTTTTAGTGCAATATTTTTTATAGATGATAAGGAGCTAAAAAAAGATGTAGTAGAAAAAGTTACAGACACTGTAACAGATATAGCAACAAGAGAAATGAGTAAAGAAGAAATAGAATCTTTACCATCTACAGAAATAATAGAACAAACAGAAGAACAAGAGAATGCTGTATCAAATGAGCAAGAAGGAGAAGAAACAGAAGGATTTCAACTTCAAGGAGAAATAGCTTATGAAGGAGCAAAAGCAGAAACTTGGAATGTAGAATTAGGAGACTATGTTGGATTAACATATTATTCACAATTAGATAGTAGATGGGCAAGCAAGATGTATTCTAGTGTAGGCAATCCAAACCAAACAATAGGTTCTAGTGCTTGTGGTCCTACATGTGCTTCAATGGTAGTAACAGCTACAAAAGGAGCAATAACACCTGATACTATGTGTGATTTGTTTGTACAACATGGATATAGAAGCGCAAATAATGGTACATATTTTAGTGCTTTTAGAGCTGTAGCAGACGAATTTGATATTGGATATGAAGAAACATATTATTTAGACAAAGCTGTAGAGTTATTAAGAAATAATCATTATGTAATAGTATCATGTGGAAACGGATTGTTTACAACGGGCGGACACTTTATCGTTCTAGTTGGAATAGATGGAGATACATTAAAGATATATGATCCATATTTATATAGTGGCAAATTCTCAACAAGTACAAGAAGAGGCAAAGTAACTGTAGATGGAAATACAGTATATTGTAGTATAGACAATTTTAGAAACTATGCTAATTATAGTAAATTCTTTGCATTTGCTCATGATGGAAATGTACAAGTAAACAACACACGTCCAGTAACAACACAAGCATATACTAGATATGTAAATGCTAAAATAGGATTAAATGTAAGAAATAAGCCTAATGGATATGTTGTAGGTGGATTATCTAATGGCACAGCAGTAACAGTATATGAAACAGCTGGCAATTGGAGTAGAATAGGAACAAATAAATGGGTTTCTAGTAATTATCTAACAAGTTATATGGCTGTAGCTTCAAATCCTGTTAAAACTATTTTTGGTGTGAAATATACAACAGGAAAATACAAAGTAAATGCTAGTGTCTTAAATGTTAGAACAGGTCCTAGTACAAAGTATAAAATAAAAGGATATAAACAATTAACGTCTAATGCAAGATATCAAAATAAAAGATTAGGAAATCAATATACTAATGGATTAAAACGTGGAGTAGTAACAACAGTTACTAAAGTTCAAAATGGATTTGGATTAATTCCAAGTGGGTGGATTTCATTAAATTATTGTACTAAATTATAATATTAGAGCTAGATTAGATTAATTTCTAGTCTAGCTCTTTTTTCTTTAAATTGAAAAGAGACTAGTTTGTACTAGCCCCTTTTATCTCCTTTTTCAAGGATAATAAATGCGTTTTCTTTAATATATATTATATGACATTTTTAAAAATTAGTCAATACCTAATCTTTCTTTTAATGCTTCTTGTAAAACTTGTGAAAAATTAATATTATTTTTTTCAGATAAATAATTTAACCATGCAGGTATTGTTAATGTTTTTTTAATAGATTTATTATTAAATTTTTTTCGGTACTCATCCATATTAATGCTTACAAATGAAACAAATTGATTTTTTTGTAAAATAATTTTAGAGATGTCTAAGGTTGGTTTTGGAAAATTTGTTAAATTGTCTAAATATAAGCCCATAGCATCCTGAGCCATTAAATAAGCATTTTGTATACTGTCTCCAAAAGTTGAACAACCTTTTAAATCTATAAAATCAACATTATAATATTTACCGTCAAAAGTAAATATTGCGGGAAAGACAGTTAGTTCATTTTTCATTTTTATACCTCCAAATTATATAAGATAGAAAGGAAAAAACGCATAGCAAACAAACATAGTAAAATATAAAATTTAAGCATCCTCCTCAACATGCTGAAAAATTATATTGAAGTTTTTAGGAAGGGCTAATTATTTTAGCCCTGTCCTTTTTAGTATTGCTTCAGCTGTTCCGATTGGAATATCCTTGTTATGTACAGGAACAATCTCAGTTTGATTTCCGTTTTCTCATTTTTAAATGAGAACCGTTTTGAGATATTTCTTGCCAACCATTTTGCTTTAGCAATTTGATTAGCTGTTTACTACGCATTTATTATCCTCCTTTCTATAAACATTATACTACGTATTGATACGTGTGTCAATATTTTTTCAAAAAAATATAAAAATTTTAAAAAAACTTGAAAAACGCTTAAAAATCAAGGAATATAACTTATTGGCTTGAAAAATAAAAACGGCTTAAAATCGATTGTGGAGGGTCGATTTTAGGACTAAAATTGAATATTTTTACATCATTAAAATATTTTTATTTTCGACAAATTCCAACACAACAATTTAACATAAAATGTTATAATATCATAAAGGAGATGATAGTTATGGAAAAAGCATGTAAAGACTCTCTACAAATGATAAAAGTATTAAATATAAAAAACGAGAAAGAGTATAACAGGCTATTAAAGTATTATTTAATATTATCATCAGAAAGTTTAAAAGGAAGATTAAGAACAAGAAGATTCAAAAAAATAATAAAACTAGCAAAAGAAGTCTAAAGGGCTTCTTTTTTTGCATACTTTCTAGATATTAGTACATACTAAAGTTGGTGGTAATATGAAAAGCTATTATTTTCATATAAGAAAATGGCACTTTTCCACCATAGTGGACAAAATGTAAATTTAATAAAGTTGCCCAAATGCAACAAAATACATGATATACATGAAAATGAGCATACTAAAGATGGGTGATTTTATGAAGGTAAAGATATTATTAAGAGAAGTCCGACTTAAAAAGAATATTACACTAGAAACATTAGCCAGATTATCTGGAATAAGTAAAGGACATTTAAGTAAAATAGAAAGACAAGAAAGAGAACCTAAGATATCTACGCTAATACAAATAGCGATAGCTTTAAATGTAGATGTCAAAGAATTATATAAAGTTATATTATGACACAATAAAACGTGTCATTTTTTGTTTTCATAAAAGAAAATGCCTCTTTCATAAAATGTTGCCCAAATGCAACAAGATTAAATATATCTTTCGGTTATGAACGTTCTAAATAAATGTAGGAGGATATGTAATGAAAGAGGTAGTATTAAATGAATTTATAAAAGAAAGGATTAAAGAGAATGAGGTATTGTTTAATAAACAAGAATGTGATATTATAAATAATAATAGGAATCTTATAAAAAAGATATATATATTAGGGGTAAAAGATGGCAAGGAAATATAGAAAAGTAATCGAAAAAATTAACCACTTTTTAACCACTTAGTTTTGGATGACTTAAAATAACTGCAAAGAGCTTTTTAAGAAAAACCAGTTGCAACAAAGGTTTGAGAAGATATGTAAAAATATAAAAATAGCTTAAATCGTCTCACATCTTCGCTACCAGCAAAAAAGAACTGTTTACAAAAACAGTTCTTTTTTTATGTATTTTAATAAAAATAATGGAAAAGGTAGAAAAAAATTTTTTATAAATAAAAATTGTAATTTCATGAAATAAAATAACAAAATTGAAAAAAGTAATGATAAACTCTTTTTAGAAAAATAAAAGAGGTGATAAGATGATAGACAAAATCTGTAACTTCTTAACAAATAGAATAAGAAAAGAAATGCCTGATATTGATGATGAAAGGGCAGAAGTAATTAATTATGGATTACAAAACATAGTAGGTGAAATACCAAAGATATTTATTATGCTTGGAATATCCTATTGTTTGGGAATTTTTAATTTGTCACTTTTTACTTTTATATCATTGCTTATATATAAGGGGGCTTCAGGAGGAGTACATCTAAAGACACATTTAGGGTGTATTATATTTACAGTTTTATTCTATTGCGGAATCCCTTTTATTTCTCAATATTTTGTAATATCTCAAAGTGTAAAATATATTATGGTAGCTTGTATCTGGATTTTTGGAGTTATAATGATTAAGCTTTATGCTCCAGCTGATACAGAAGATGTACCAATTTTGTCAAATAAAGTTAGAAAGAAAAAAAGAATAATATCGTATATTGCATTTTCACTTGGTCTATTAATTTCGATTATAATTAGAAATAATACAATTTCAAATATATTAATATTGTCTAATTTGTTACAAACGATAACAATTACAAGGTTTATATATAAGGTAACAAATAACAAATATGGTTACGAAGTATATAGTGATACTTCATATGAATCTGTTTAGTATAAAATATATACCGGTAATATTTTATATTATAGAAATTTACCAAGGAGGGGATGTTTATGTTAAAATTTTTAGCAAAAACTGCAGAAAAATATGCAAAGGCAACAAATACAGCATGTTTGGTATTTGCAGTGTTTCATCAACCTAAAATGCCAGCAAGTATGATTAAAAGAGACTAATAAAAACATTGGTAAAAATAGTTCGAAATATATATTTTTACCAATGATATAACTTAAAAGTTATACAAATACAATCCTAAATAAAAAGAAAGTAGTTAAAACTAAACTACTTTCTTTTTAT